CGAAAGAGAAGAAATTATGACCCGACCATCTTCACAAACGCAAAGATTTTCTTCCGATCCGTCCGTGTGCCGATATTTAACGTCTTCTCCCACCTCAACCCCCAGCACCTGCGCAATTCTTGGCTTGTCCATGTTGGCCTCCTCCTTCGTATACGGCACCCAGCATAGGTTGATTCCCTTATACTCGATTCTGACGTTAGAACGAGTATTTCTTGCTTGCAAGGTTAAAGGGATAAATGAAATGATAACTTCGCTCATTCCGCACCTCCGATTATCTCGTCCATGGCTTGTCTCCTCCCATTGTTTCACTCCATTGTTTCACTTTTGTACCTCTCAACCTGCATCAAACATTATTTCGGGCTTTCCCAGTATCTCCTTTTCAGGAATCCCGTCTTTTTGTTCAAACGGGATGCTGACTTGAAATTCCGGCCTAAAGTCTCCATCCCCATCCGCGTAAAATCCAACGAATGACGAATGGCCGACAGAACCGCAATGTTCCATCCATTTTAGAAGAGAGCAAAAATCATTCACCCATCTTTGGTTCATAGTAGCCGTAACCGTGAATGTAACTTTGTTCATTTCTTTTCCTCCCAAAATTCACAAACTTGGTCTGCGTTCACGAAGTCCGCACAGTATGGGCTATCTCCATTACAGCACACGCCCTGGAAGTCCTCGTACCATGTGCAGGTGGCGCAGCACTTAGTCATGCTCGTCCTCCTTGTCCATGCGAACGCCGCACCACGGGCAGAAAGTAGCGCCCTTGTCTCCATCGTCGCTGTACTCTTTGCACTCCGAACAATACGGGATTTTTCCTGGTTCAAAAATCCATCTCCCGTGCCGCACCTCCGCAACGTCGGCGGCGGGGATAGACGTAATATCCTTGACAATATGTAGTCGCTCATCTGCTCCAGGGTAATATTCCTCCAGGACTTTCAGCACGGCCGCCCTCTCTATGTACTCCTTCATGATCAATTCTCCTTCAAATAAAGTGCAATTTGAATAAGTCCGATCCCAAAAATCAAAACAGCTACTGACCAGTTAAGCGCAGTATTCCCATCCCCTTTTAGACCGAAATAAACATTTATTGCCGCCAGGAAGAAATTCACACCAGCGTAAAATATCATTCTGAGCTTCCTCCTTTTTCATCCTGCTCCCTCCGTAGTGCGTCCGCAGCCTCAGCGCGAGTCAAAACTTCATCCTGATACAAGCCTCTATAATCGTCTGTTTCAGGGTGTCCGCAACGATACAACCACTTTTTCTCATAAGTACATTGGACATATTCAAGGCTGTCTACTGTCCATGCCATTCCAAAGCGGTCATAGATTATATCGCCTATGGTGTACTCTGGGAACTTCCCCTCCTTGTCAGCCTGGGCCAGTGTGCAGAGGCGGTCAAGGTCGCCTGAAATATCAAGAACAACATCCCGAAGTTCAGAAATTGTTTCCGGCTCCAGTCCTGTGTCCTCATAGGCGGCGAGGCGGTCAACGGCTTCTCCGCTGTATTCGGTGTCGCCAATTTTGAGTCGCCATTTCCCACCGTCAAAGTATGTCAGCCGCTTCATGTTAGTCCTCCTCGTGCCAATTTTGTAATGCATGTTTTAGGGTCTCATTCTCCCGCTTCATCTGATCCAACTCGGCCTGCGTAGCATGGCAAACCGCCTTTTCTTTCTGATACATTTCCCGCAGCTTCTCGTTTTCGGCCTTGAACCCGCTGGCCGCATTTCTAAGTGCCTGATTTTCAATCTGGAGCGCGGAGAGGGCGGTGGCGGCATATCCACAAAGGTTTTGGCATTCTTCTTCGCCATATTCTAATTCGCATTTATTACACGCCTTTGAGTTATCATCGGCACAACATTTTAGGCAACGCTTAAGTTTCTCAATGTCCATCAGGTGTCCTCCTCTGCTGGCTGCTGGAGCCAGAAGCGCATATAATCCGTGCTCGGTATCCCGTCCTCGCATAGTTCTTCAAACAGAGGTAGCAGTTCTGTTCCCATCTCCTCGTCACTCATGGCCCGGATGCGGTCGGCGTTGGTCGGCGGTTTCTCCGGTTTCTGTATCCAGTTCCCACACGTCTCCCACCCATTCCAATTGTGGTCACATACAGGATCACAAGCACAGTTATGGCATGTTTTCATGTGTCCTCTTCTCCCTCCGGCGGGCGGCGGTAAAAGTACCCAAAAAGGTTTTCCACTTTATGTGGCTCGCTTCCAAACACCAAAACTGACCCTCTACGTACCAATACCCAACACGGAATATAATCCCACCAGACGGGGGTTGACTGCTCCATCTCTCGCAGTTCCTCCAGCGTCAGCGGCTCGTTCGGCGGGGTGAGGGTAGTATCTCCCTCCAATGCAGAGATCAGCATATCAATGATTTGAGCCGCTTGATGATATGTGTCAGTGGTCCTCCATGCATCAGCAGCTTTCTTTGCCAGCCGAATAGTTTCATTGTTCCGGTCCATCTTTTAGCGCCTCCTTCTCTCCACTTTAACTCCATACTCTTTTTCAACGGCTCTGATGTGCATGGGGCAGTTTGGATTTACCTTACAATTAAGGCATCGTCCTGTTTCCTCATACATTTCTAGGCGGGTAAATGCCTCGTCATAATCACACATCTTTGTCATATAATGCCTCCAATCTCTTCATCTCCATCTCCTCCGCGCTCAGAATCGGCGCGTGGGTGTGTCTACATCTTGCCGCTTCCAAACATTTTTCGCATTTCTGATACTCCCCAGGGAGCCATTCATCAAATAGGGTGCATTTCGGAACCCGCCGCTCCACCGGAGCTTTCTTTCCGTGGGTTCGATCTCGGTGGGTGTGGTACTTGCAAACATCCTTTCCCCAGAAATCTCCGGGGTAAAGGCACTCCCCTTCCATCCCCTTTTCGCACGGGACCTCATGCTCGACGAGTATCTTCATTGCCTATCACCTTCCTTATTTCTCTGTTGCCTATCAAGTCCCAATAAAAATACCAGAGTAGACCGGCCCTTCGATAAAATAGTGGCAGAACTCAAGCCCCTTCGGGACGCCCTCCCTGTCCAGCTTTGTCGGTCTGAGGACAAGAACGTGGTTATCGACCATGATTTGGTACTTCCCGTCGGGGATGAGCCTCTTTGCTTCGCTGCTCACTGGCGTAGCAACTCTGCGCTCTGTGATGTAGTTGCACAGGCATTCAGCTGGTATTCCCTGTTCCGGAAGCAAGTCGAAGATGGAAATTTGACCTATCATCTCGGCCCCTCCTTCTTTCTGACCTGCCCACGAGCCACCTGTACTGCTCCATACAGCCATCCCTCAATATACTCCCTGGTCCCTCTCTGGACCTGGTTCTCTGGCTCCGTCCCGCCGTAATAGGCGGCATAATCATCCCGGCCAACCTTCAGGATCACTACCGGCTGATAGTGGAGCACAAACGCCTGGTAGTTCCTGAACTCGTTTGCAATGTCCTTCATCTTGCACACCCTCAGTTGTCGATGAACTCGCAGAGATAGAACTGGACTGTATTGCCGTTTACCTCATGCTGGCAGCATCTCCATCGCCCCTGGAACAGGAACCATACGGTTCCATCGAAGGTGTTGAGGTAATCGTACCCGTGCTCCTGAAGAAAACTCCGCAACAGGTCATTTGTGGATTTCCGCTCGTCGTTCCATTCAGCTTTGAAGAAGGGAATCCGGCCGATTACTTCTCCTCTTGGATGGCGCTTGTCAAAGTCTTTGCAGAACTGGTCGAAATTCACTCCTGCTGCCTCCCCTCCAGAGCCTTCTGGATGATTACTTCCATGTTCTTCTCCAGCAGGAACATCATGTCCTGCCGTTTCTGGGACAAGATCTGATTCAATTCCGCATGGACTGTTGCCCGGTTCACGACTCTGCACTGGTGTACGGCCAGAATCAGGTCATCGAAGGTAATCCCGTCGAGAATGTTGTCCTCCGGATACAGGTCCTCGCCAAGTTTCCATTCACGCTCCATCTTCACCTCTCCAATCTCCCAATCTTTCTTCCGGTCAGCTCCTCGTAGAACCAAGCCCGCTCCACGCAGGTCATTGTCCCGGCGGTGATATTCCGCAGGACGATGTAGTGGCAACCGGTTCCGCCGGAACCGACCCCAGCGTCCAACAGGTCAATGCCAACGAACTCATATTCGTATTCATCTCCCAGCTTCGACTTTGCGGTAAATCTGTCTCCAGTTTTCAAAACGTCCATTTCCGAAACCTCACATTCTAATTCCAAGTGGTAATTTTGGTGTAACTTTACGATACAATACCTACCGCCTAAGTCAATAGATTCAGCGAAATTTGTTGAAAATATTTAATTTTGTTGATTTCAGAAGTCGAAACCGCACATGGCCTCCACCGCCATCAGGTCTTCCGACCGAATCTCGTAACTGATCCACCGTTTCCCACAGTCGGTGTGCCTCTCGGTCTGACAGGCGAGCCACACGGTTTTCCCCAAGAAGCTCAACTTGGCGACCTTCTCGACGGGGCCCCGTTCCACCTTGGCGTAGAGCCAAGTGTCGTTCTCACCAGTGAACCCGACTTCATCAGCGGATTTCAGCAGCCATTCCTTCCACCCATAGTAATCGCGCAGGCGGAGCTTCATAGCCTGTTCGCCAGCCATAGCCCCGATGGCCTCCCAACTGAACGGGGCAATCTTTTCCGCTACGGTGTCAGAGTATCCCGGGGCTTTGACGATGGATTCCCGGAACAGCGGAGAGCCATCCTTGCCTACGATATGGAGCTCCAGGCCCTCCCGCATAGGGCAACTGGCCTCGTAGCCGCCGATCCATTTGTTGGAGGTGAGCCAGCGCACATATTCCTCGTCGCACTCCTGCCGGATATATACTTTCCCGGTTTCCTTACAGCGGTACAGGTCTTCTCCAACACCTCTCTGGTCGGCCATGAACACCACAGTTCTGATGCTATCCATCTCTTCTCCGCCTCCTTAGTACCAGACCAGGTTGATACCGCCAATGGCAGCCACCCGATTCTGCATCTTATTTACATCGGCGCCTTTCTTTGGGAGCCTATCATCTCCGTTCCAGGCCAGGATCATCCACTCAAGCTCCGGGTCCTTTTTCGGGACACAGAAAGTACCAGCGAAGTTGTAGACCGGCCCATCCGTGACCTCCTCAAAGATGCTTTCCTCGCCAGCTAGAATTCGCGCTCTCTTTTCTCCATAGTAGTTCACGTCCACCAGATATACAATTCCGTAGATCTGCCTCATGGCGGCGATCTCTTCCCGGTTTAGGTCGTCGTTGACCGCATCGGCTTCTCTCAGTGCCAGGTAGCCGCCGCTGCCGGCTATATGGAGGTACTGGAGCTTTTTGGCGAGAGCGAGGCGCACATGGCCCTCCAGTACATCCACCCACCGGTTCGTTCGTAGATCCAGCTTACCGTAGTTAGCAAAACTGTAATCCAGCATACCGTTCACATCGCTGTTCTCGAAGCTCCAGAACGGATCTCTCCAGATGTATCGGTCCGGGATATTGACTTTACCATACTTCATAAGGTCATGCGCTTCGGATCTGGTGTAGTGGGTAGGCTCCCGATCCACCTTGCGGTTATGCTCGGCATCATCTGGAAGATAGAACAGCACCGTGTTCTTGTCCCGATCCTTCCGGTGGTAGTCCGGTCGGTATGCGACCACCCCCAGCCTGGAAGCGATCTCGTCCAGCGTCCGCTGCTGGATGTCGTACCGCCAGTCCGCCGGCTCCTTTTTGCTCCAGTTCATTTTTGGCACCCCCTCAATACCATTTCAGCTTCCGCATGAACGGAAGGGCAGTCTTCATCCGCTCTACTTCAAGCTGCCTGTTTGGCTTCTTTTCATTCTTCTTGATGTACCGCTCCATCTCATCCAGCGTCTCGGGTCCCCATCCGGCAGCGGCCAAAATTTCCTGGGCGCCTTCACACTTGATAGCTTTCAGGGTGTCTACCTCGATGCTTCTTCCACCCGGAAATGGCTGCACCGCCGCCAGTCTACACAGCGGAAGGTATCCGTCTGCCATGTTCTCCCCGATGTTCCAGATCGAATATCCGAGCGGAACACGATCCACCAACTCGAAGGTGTGGCTCACACCAAATTGCGGGCCTACTACGGTGAGCCATTTCCCGTCTTCTGATAGGACTGCCACAGGCTTTTGCTTGCTCATCCCAAATCCTCCATTTCCACTACTTCTGCGTAACCTGCTCCGGCCATTTTCTTCCTTCCGCAGATTTTAGCCTCCCGGACATATCGCATAAGTTCACTGACGCCTCCAATCCGAAGGGCGCCCATGAAACACCAATACATCCACCGTTCCTGCTCCTCTCCATATTCGGCACCTGCCTCGGTGTATCTTCGGGCAACGATTTCCTTGGCTTTCTCAACCGCCGCTTTTTCCTCATCTGACAGGGCAATACATTCAATTGTGGCGCCCTTATCATCAAAACTGCTCACTATCTGCATCGCCATCCTCCTCCGGTTCTAACGCCCGTTCAAATGTCGGCTCATACTCTTCCTCATAGTAGGGAAGCTCCCCGTCATACCCATTCACATGGGTAAAAATAGGCTTTTCACTGTCATCACGGTAAACGAGGGTTCTCAGGCCCTTCGGGTCATCGTACTCAACGCTGCACAAAAGCGATTCGCTTTCGTCCTTCCTGACCAGCGTTACATCAAGTGCGCTCCAGTCATCCGGCCCTGCCTCAGCCCCTTCTCTACCAGTTCCGGTCGTCTCGACTTTGATATAGGAGCCGTCCGGCAATGTAAAGGCAATCGCCCTTTCAACCTTTAACATTTCTGACTTCATCCTTCCTTTTCTTTTCAAAACACTCCTGGGTCAACACATTCGGCCGTCTGCCGGTATCTTCAAAGAGCCGGCAACACGGAAACGGATTGTATCCGTGCCCGTTCTGGTCAACCATCCGTCGGTAGAAGTGCCGGCACTTCGGGCACTTCATATGCCGTACCCCACAAACGGGTCGAGCCACCCGGCCTGATACCGTTCGATGTATGCGGAAAGCTCGTCATCGGAAAGCTCCCCCAGCTTTTCCAACCAGACTTCGGCCCGTATCTGGCAGAGGCCGCACATTGAGTCTGCCGTTTCGAGCCGTTCAAAATCCTTCAAAAACGCCCCGAATCCGGTGCATCTGGAATTCTCCAGTACCCTATTTTTCAGGGCCTTCATCACCGCTCCTCCTCATGGGCATCACTATCAGTTTTCAGTTCCTGTTCCTCTGTATAGCACTCACATCCGCAGCTAAGGCATTTGAAGTGGCAATCCGGCAACTCTTTCCACTCTGTTTCCCCACACGCAGGACAGGCCGCGAGGATTTTCATGTGTGCACTACCTCCTCAATACTCAAAGTGTCTGGGCGTAGGCTTCACGGCGGAGATAGTGCCCAAACGCCCAGCCTGCTTCATCCAGCTTTTCCCGTCCCGAATAGCTGACGCTTCACTCTTGAAGACATCGCCACTCCGACAGCAGCAGCATGAATATGGCTTTCCGGTGGCCGGGTCCTCCAGATAGGCCGGATCTCCGGCATCCGGTGTGAACAGCCACTCAAAGCCTTTCACGTTGGAGCCGACATATCCCCAGCCGAAACTCTTCATGCTACCCTCAAACATCTTTCATGCCTCCTTAATCTCCAATGCTGAAATAGTTCGAGTAGACCGTATCATCTTCCTCGCAGTAGTAGTAGGTTCTGTCGCCATAGGCTTCCTGGTCGTAGAAGAGATACACCAACTTCTTCCCGGCCTGTTCTGCCTTATAAGCCGATGTGGAGCTGTACTCGTGCTGCTTCAGGAACTCCTGGAGGGCTTCCCGGTTGGGAAGCCCATCCTTCGGGATGATGACGCTCATGGTCACCCCTCCTTCCCGACTATCAAGTCATACAGCTTTGCCTTGAGCCGAATTATCTCGGCCTCAGCTACCTCGGCCCTACACTCAGCATCATCTCTTAGACTGACCAGTTCGCTCTCCCTATCCAGTAGGTCGGCCACCTGACATTTGAGCGCATCTCGCTCAGATTCAATCATCTGAATGGTCGCGTTCTCCTGCTCCTGGGTCTTCTTGATTGCCTTACCAAGTTCCTCACCGCATTCCTTTTCCTTCCGGAGATCGGCCTTCAGCCTATCGACCTCTTCCTGGAGGTCTTTGGCTCTTTTTCTCTCGGTCTCGTATCGATCTTTCATGCAGAGGGCGAAGTCGTTCTCAATGTTCTCCCGGGCATCCTCGAAGCACCCGTCAAAGGCGGTGGCGATATAGCTGTCAGCTCCAAGGCTGTCCACGATCTTCTTGATCTGCTCCAGGGCCTTCCGCTCCTGTTCCTTCGTTACCATATCTGTTACTCCTTTTCTTATGGCCGGGGGGGCTTTCCAGAACTGTTGCTCCGGCTACCTCCCGACCGGTATTGATTTACCGTAACTTAACTATACATTAC